ATATAACACCTATTGATATTTGATGCAATCCCGGTTCATCGTAGTTAATTATTGTAATGGTCAGCATTCTGTCTTCATGGTTATAATAAAAGCTACGCGGTGTTGTAGTAACTTCTGCAAGAGTAAAGACCTGTGAAAGCTGGATAGTGTCAACATAAACCGATCCGATATAGCCGAAGTTCTGAGCTGAGAATCCGCTTTCGACAAATTCAGTTTCAACATAGTCGTAAACATTTAAAGCGTTTACTTGCCATATTCCAGCGCCGTTATTAACCCACTGGACATTTAATTGAGATATGTCTATTTCTGCGATTATGTAGAGGTTTGTTTTACTGCGGTTTAGTGTCTCGGTTAATGTCATTGTGTCCTGTCTGTTAGCCTTCCCGCTCGGTAAAGTGATAAAGTTGGTTCAAGGCTTGGAGCGCTTCCTGTTGATAATGAAACTCTATATTTTCCGGGTGATAACCGCGCATTAAATTTATGGTTATATGTTGTCGTTATTTTTGCTACCACGCCGGGCGTATTCGATACGGTGTCATATGCTTCATCAGTATAATCACCGTCAACTTGTGCTTGAATAGTTGCTGTACAATTTCCTGCCGTTACTACATCGTCAAAAGACCCATAAACCATACATGGTTCATATACTGTAAACACAGCCCCATTTGTAGGATTGGCAGTATATGTAACCGTTGAAATTAGTGTTGCGGTTGTTGTTGTATCGCTTTCACCAAATAGCTTCTGCTTAAATCCGTATTCCGTAGCACTGTGCTTTATTGCTGACATTACTACACGAATAGTACTATCAGTAGAAGCATAATAACCCTGTTTAGAAGTTACCCACACAGGTTCAGTTTCCGACCATGCCGCGGTGACTGTCTGACTTCCGGCGGTTCCTGCAGGTGTCAACTGTACATACGCCGTGTTCCCTGTTGTAATAGCAGTCCATGATGAAGCGTTTATGCTTTCGTTGCTTGGAAAGGTAAAGTATGCCCCGGCAATCTCAACTTTTGAGCCGGCATATATTACCGGCACGCTGTCGTTGTTCCGGTTTGAAAAACTCATAGACAGAAAGCCAAGGTAGCTATTAAGTATGCTGATACTGGTACTTATTTGTGATCCTGCCATCTATTTGTCCTCCTCGATTGTCAAGCTATACGAAAATTTCACGCCTATTGTGTGTGAAAACGAAACATCACCGACAAAAGAACCATACAAAGGTTCAACTATTTCATAATCTCTGATGTCGTCAAAGTTGCAGAATATAAAACTTGAATGATTGCCAACCGTATCAATACACGTCTGCACAAGCTCTAAAGTTGTTGTAGCTGTAGGCGGAAAAGATAGATTTACCTGTCGCCATCCCACGCCCTCATCAGAAAACTTCTGCCGGTGCTTGCCGTAAATTACTATATCGCTTCTTTTTTTAACTACTGAAAAATCTAAGGTGCTTGACGGTGTAATCTGAATATAGCCTGACTGCCATAACCGACCGACCTCAAGAGAAGCCTGCCCGGAAAAAGCAAACTGCCAGTATTTATATTGTAAAGCGTCATCAAGATACTTGACTATCGGCTTATAGTCTGAAAGCACAGTCAAGGTAGTTGTAAAAGCAGGACTTCCCCATGATGCTTCAGAATTCCCGCTGACTGTCACCGTGCAAGCCGTAGTTATGTTATGTCCCAGAATTGCAAGCGTTTGAATGCTTGTAGCCGTTGTAGAGGCGTAAGTTATCGTCACGGTCTGCGTGGTCGCGGTAGAAGATGCCCAAATAGTGCCTAATCGCTGATCCTGTACGTTGTCTATTTCAAATCCTGAAAGCTCTGTACCTGCAGTTATCGTCGAGGCGTTATCTATTTCATTATCGTATGCTATTCTCACACAATTGCCCTTTGGGAAATTAATATATCACCGTTAAGCGATCCCGGAAATATCTTTTCGAGTATCGGCTCGCTGTCAAGGTCAAACTTGAAAACAAAAGTGTCACGTTTAGCCGCCGGCGCCGCAGTTGCCCTTGTATCTGTTCCCGCTTCAAGTGCATCACTTCCGCTTGTTGCCGGTGCTTGGTCTGCTCCAATATTTTCACTAAGTCCTGATATTAAGCCGGAAGCAACAAACCCCGCAGCCGAAGCGGTAGCTAAAGCAATTCCCCCCGCAATATTTCCAGTACCAAAGGCAATAGCCGACTGAACCGCCGCCTGTTCTGCCAATGATCTAACAACAGAGGCAATTGACTCAACCGCCGCTTTTGCTACATCATACCAACTGAATTGTTCCTGTACAAGCTGTTTTCCGATGGCTTCTAATGCCGGGGAAACATAATTAGTTATTGTATTTCCGAGTTTTTTATATTGCTCAGTGTTGTCTTTCAGGTTTACTTTAATTGTTTCTAAACTTTCGGCTTCCTGGTCCCACATTTCAACTCTGCGTTTTTGTATTTCATATAATGTATTGTCTGTTTCTATTTCTACATTTTTAATTTCTATAAGGTCGTTAAGTTCTTGCTGTAATTGTTGGAAGGCTTCAATGTGACCGTTAAACTGTTCTTTTGATATCGAGCCTTCTGCTATTATTGCATCAATATATTGTTTTCTGTTTGCTATTTCTCTTCTTAGAATTGTTGCCCTGTCGTCTTCGGCTATTAACCCCAGCTTTATTTCGTCGTTTAATATTCTCTGCTGATCAATAAACGTTTCATACGCATCCATTTTTCTTTCATATTTTTGTTCTCGTATTAACCTTAACTGTTCAGCTAATGCGTCAGCCGTTTCCTGTTCAGCTTTTGTTGCGGCTTCTGCTGCAATGACAGCCTCTTCTTTTAATTTATTTATATATGCTTCAGCTTCAGCCTGATCATCAAGTAATGCTTGCTGATCTGCTAATCGTGCATTGGACTGATCCATCAAAACAAGCCTTTCTGATACATAGTCAAGCATTTCTAATTGTTTTTTATTCAGGTCTTCATTTTTACGTATCATTTCGGCGGCTTCTATGTTTGTAATTCCATATTTTTCAGCAATTTCACCTATCGTATCAACAAGCCCGGTAAAATCATCTAAAGATCCCAATGCCGATAACAATACTGTTGTTTTATCAAGCTCGTTTGCAAGTTCGGCAATATTATCTTTAGCTACTCCTGCCTCAATTGCCAATACTTTAATTTCTTCCGTGTATTCTTCAACCCTTTTTTTATCCTCTGCCATTGCCACAGTAGCAATTACGCCAACAAGCAAAGAAATTGCTGTAAATGCGGCGACTGCAGGATGTGCAGCTAAAAACGAAAGGGCTTTGCTTATTTTACCGATAGCGCTAATAACTGGCCCTGCCGCCATCGCAACCCCAGCAAAAGTAAGAATATTTTTTTTTGTCTGCTCATCAAGACCTTGAAATCTTTTAACAAGATTTGTAATATCAGAAACTATATTTTTTATTATCGGTAATAACGATGATACAAGTTCACGGCCTAAAATACCAACATTATCTTTTAATGTAGATATCTGCCCGGTAAGCGTCTGGCTTGCTTTTTCCATGCCCCCGAAAAACATTCCACCTTCACTGGTTGCCATCTGAAAGGCTTCTGTTATTTCGTCCGCTGAAATTGCACCCGCTGACATTCTTTCTTTAAGTTCTGCCATTGTTTCGCCGGTTTTCTGGCCGATTACCTGAAGCGGATTAAATCCCGCATTAATAAGCTGCAGTAAATCCTGGCCCATCAGCCGCCCGGTTGATTGTATCTGTGAAAAAGCGAGAGTTAAGGATTTAAGTTTTTCACTATCACCTTGAGCGATATCACCAAGCGCCTGCAGGTTCGGCATTACCTTTTCTTGTGCTATCCCGAATGACAGCATTGTCTTAGTAGACTGTGCAAGGTCTTTAAGTTGAAATGGTGTTCTGGCTGAAAAGTCTGTCAGCTCTTGCAGCATATCTTTTGCTGTTTCTGCTGATCCTAAAAGTGTCGTAAATGCGGCTTCCTGTACTTCCATATCGGCTGCAGATTTTAACGCTGCAGCACCTAAAGCGAGAATAGGAAGGGTTACAAACGTACTCAGTTTTTTGCCTACTTTTTCTGCTGTTTTCCCTATCTTTCCCGCTTTTTTAGAGAAGCCTTCGAGTTTGTTTTTGCTTTTATCTATTGATTGATCAAGTTCGCGATTGTCTCCGCGAATCCTTACGACCATATCTCCTAAAGTAGACATTTAGACAGCTCCATATAGTTCGCGTAGTTCATCTCTTACCTTTTTAACGTCTTCATAACTCGCATCTGCCAAAGATGTATTCTGCTTTTTAGGGTCAGGGTATTTAATATCGCATCCGATATTATGATACAACATAATTTGTGCCAAGCTCATCTCCCAAAGCATATATTCCTTTGTCGCCCATGGATATAAAAGGGCCATGCTTACAAACAGGCGAGCCAGCCAGTGCTTGTTTCTTACTGACTCGCCTTCACTTTTTTTGAGTACTTATCAGCGTCTTCATAGGCTTTGTTTAGTGCCCCTGTGATAACTTCAGCCATCATGCCAACTTGCCGTGCGTCTGTATTTTCCTTAAACCACTCAACAGTCATATCAGGATGTTTGACCGTGCAATAAACTGAACACATCTCAACTGCAAGATCATATCCCTTTTTAGCTGCAGGGCCTCCCTCAAGAATTTCTTTTTGGTCAAGGTTTCTCAATTCTTCTTTTATGCGGTCAATGTCCCAGGTTATACCCGAAGGAACAAAGCCGACATTTACGGTTTTCCCGCCTATTTTAACAAGTGTTTCCGGCGGCCTTAATACATCAAGGTCTATTACTTCACCCATTCCTCATACTCCTTTTAAGTTGTCTTTGTACGTGTTATTTCAAACAGTTGCTGTCCGGCTGTTTTCGATCCGTCGTTTTTGGCAACAATCGTCCCAGAAATTACAGCTATCGGGTCAGCTTCCTGGTCTCCCTTAAAGCTAAACTGCAGACCGTTGTCCATTGTTGCTGTAAAAACAGTCATTATTGTTTCAGCGGTGTTTCCTGCAGCCGTCATGGTAGTATTTGTAATTTTGAAAGCTCTTTGTGTAAGCTGAGTATTTCCACCACCAACAATGGTTGACAATACAGATGTATTACTTTCTGAAATTGCCCCGCACTGAATAGCCGAAAGTACAGATCCGTCAAATTCATAAAGTTCAAACGCAATAGTAAAACTTTCGTCTGCTATTCCTTCAAGCGGGTCAGGACCGTTTTGTCCCTGAACATCGTACATTGTTATGTTATGTCCGGCGGCTGTCACCTTTCCGTTACCAACATTTACATATGTTCCGCCGGATGTCGCGGCGGTTTCAAATTTACAGTTACCAAGAATAAGTTTTGCATTGCTTATCGTAGAATTCTGCATATAGGCCATATTACGCCCTCCATTATGACACCGTCTCCACTGCGTTTATAAGCAGTATATCAACCGGCGCATTAAAAATATTATCGTCTGGTTCAGGGATAAGCCCGGCATCATTGCTCAGGCTTGCCCTTGAAACCGTAAAACCATTCTGAGTGCCGTAGACACCCAGACCATCGGAACCGGCAAACAGATCAATAACCAACCTTGCTAAATCGCGGGCTTGCTGCGATGTATCAGCACGGCAGTTGATTGAAAAAGTTTGACTTTCCAGTCCCCTATCTCGGCTTCCGCCGAATTCATAATAATTTATACACGGTACATCAGTCCCTTCCGGTCTGAGTCCGTGGTATATTCTTGTTGAAACTATTGCAGTAATCGCAGATGTTTGAAATAAACTATAGCCTATAAGTTCATACGGTTTCACTTATTGCTCCTGTACTCTGTCACTCTTGCATCATATTCTGCTTTACTGATTAAATAGTTTTTCAAATATTTCTTTCCATTTTTTTCAACTACAGTTAATTTTTTACCTTTTGCTAAATCTAAAGCAGGTCTCAAAAACGGCTGTGCATCTGTAAAAATAGTTCCAAATTCCATAAACGGTGCATATTCAACATTTGTTCCGACCAATACCTGATTTTTAGAATTCGGTTTATTAATAATTGAAATAGTTTCTGTTGATCCTGTTCCGTATTTACTGGCAGACTCCGGCTTTGTTCCCTGCCCCTGTGCCTGTGTTGTAATGCTTGCTGCAAGCCTTCCGGTCTTTTTGGGTGATAAAACTTTAGCGTGACCTTCCACAATTAAGCCGAGTTCAAACATGGAAACGTTTAAAACCTTTTTAGCCTGTATTTTAACCTGTGGTCCGTCCCATTTTGTTTCAGTAAATACCTGCATCATCGTAAACGCTCCAATCCTTGCACGGTAATAACACCCTGTTCAGCTACATCATGAGAAATGCCGACTGGTTTATATGTCCTTCCGTCATATATAACAGTCACCGCCGAAGTGGTAAAAACATATTCTCCGGTCTGATAT